CCATTAAGAAATGCAATTTGTAATAAAATTACCCAGCAAGTTATTGTTAATTCTTTTGATATAAAAGATTGGCGGTTAGATTTTCAAGATATTGATTTAGAAGATAGTACAAGCCGAGTAGAAGAAGCCAGCAAATCATTTATGTATGGCACACGAAATTGGAATGAAGCCAGAAAGAGAATGGGGTTAGAAGCAGGCTCAGAAACTTGGATGGACGAGTTCTATGTAGTTCATAACGGTATTGCTACTCCATTAAAAGATTTTTCTTCGGGAAAGGCAAAGACACAGGCTGATAAGCAAAAAGAAAAACCAGAGGGCAAATCACAAGAAAAGTCAGAAGAGGTAGTTAAAACAGAAACTAAAGAAGAAGCCAAGAAAAAAGCGAAGAAAGAAAATGAATCAATAAATAAAGGGGAAATAGTTGATGCCTTACGCAGTCAAAATCATAAAGTTCATATTGAAGAGCATAAGAAAGTTTTATTTACCACTAAAGAAAAATATAGAGCCAGTGTTAGAGTTCATATTTATGGACACGAAGATTTCCTATATGAACAAGACGAGGAAGGCAATTATGACAGAATAAGTAAAGAATAAAATATGTATTACTCATTAGATTATGTTCAACGAGAAACAGAAGCTTTCAATAAAGAAGGTGGTTCGGCTTTTTATACTGATGAGGTAAAAACATTTTTAGAATTAGAAGGTAAGTTTGTTTCGGCGGTTTCAGAAGACTTCTTTCAATCTCAAGCCAATAGGTTTCCTTATGGGATTATCAGAGATTTTTTACAAGTGTACCCAAAATTAGATACAACTTTAAAAACTCGGTATCGCATTGAAAAGGAATTTTTATTACGGGCTATGGACAATGAAGGGTATCTTGTTGGTGCGAAAGATGCTGAAATAGACTTATTCTATGATTATTACCAAGATGGGTATGATGTTGGCGGAAAGGTCGCTTTGCAAGATGTTAAAACGGCAATGAAAAAGGGAAGCAAGGAATCACAAAGGTTAGGTTCACAAATGGGTATTTCCTTTACCTTGAAAGACCCTATGGTTAGAAACAAACTAAAATGGGAGGCGGGCAAAAGAATAACCAGAATTAATGAAACTACTCGCAGGTTAATAGTGTCTTCTTTAATAGGTGCTTATGATAATGGGGCAGGATATGAGGGAATGAAAAAAGACCTGAAAAAGTTATTTCAAAGTTGGAAAGTACCTAAATCAGGGCAGTGGTTTACTAATAAAAGAGCAGAAATGATTTCACGCACAGAATTAGGACAAGCAGTTTCTTGGGCAAGAGAAGAAAGTTATGCCCGTAGAGATGTTAAAAAGAAATCTTGGTTAGCAGAACCCAAAGCCTGTGAAGTTTGTACGAGAGCAGTTGGAGATGGAATAATTGCTTTTGACCAACAATTTAGTAATGGCTTTCTCGGTCCATTGGCTCATCCTAATTGTCGTTGTGCTTTGTTGCCTGAAGTAGAAATTCAAGATTATTTAAAAGGGTATGCTTGGCACGGAGAAGAAGGAAATGCTTCTCACTCACAAGTTTAAATTACATTTATTACCAGCCTAAAAAAAAATTTATGACAAATGAAATTACAACTCGAACAATTAGAAATTTAATGCGAGGACTTGACCCGATAACTCGGAAGAATCTTATGAGTTTTACTAAGGATTTGCCACTTCCTCAAACCTATTCTTTTATTAAAAATTTTATGAGAAATAAAGGTCTAAGTACAAATGATGGAATGGCTACTTACCTAAAGAAAAGAGAGGGTGGGTGTAAGGGGTGTCAAGTAAAGCGTTAATCTTATGCCAATTTATACTTTTAAATGTCAAAAATGTGAGCATCAAGAGGATATGTTTTTCGGACAATTATTAGATAAGGATACAGTCAATTCCCAATGTTCAAAATGTGGTCATAATACTTTGATAAAAGTTAGGACACCTATTAATAGTGCTAATTTTTCTGAATCCAGCAGTAAAAGGTCGTTAAAAACACGAACAGGCGTTGGAGAGCTTCAATTAGCTCACGGCGCTAAGAAAGTAATTGATGAGGGCAATAAACGCTCATCCTAATAACTTATGAATAATTATACTTTGGGTTGTTTAAAAGACCCACAAGACAAAAATGATTTACTATTGAGTAGTTATCTCACCCCTAAAACTTTACCAAAAGCAATCAGTTGGTTTGATATGGCTATTCCTTTATTAAACCAAGGCGAAGACCCAGCCTGTGTAGGCTATTCAGGGGTAGGGCTAAAAAGAGAACACGAAAAGTTAGAAACTAAAGAAATATTAACTTTTTCAGGGTTAGACTTATATAACAGATGCAAGGCAGTTGATGGAATGCCTGATGAGAAGGGAACATTTATTAGAGTAATGCTAAAACTTTTACAAAATGAAGGATTGAAAGATGCAGAAGGCAATACTTATAAGATAGGACCTTATGTAGCAGTTAAGAATGTTGATGAGTTGCGTTATGCAATTACTGCTAATGGTTTTGCAATTATCGGTGTTGAAGTTTTTGAGAATTTCTTTAACCCTGTTAATGGAATAATTGATTATAAAGAAGGGTTAAAGTCAGGGGGATTGCACGCTATTTTAGTAGGGGGCTTTGATGATATAAATGAACGAATGCCTTTTAAGAATAGTTGGGGTCCTGCTTGGGGTTTGGGTGGCTATGGATACTTAACTTACCGTTATATTGAAAAAACATTAAATGACGGGTGGACAGCAGTTGATGTCAATAATGAAAAATCTCCCGCTTCTAATTTATTAAATTTTGATTTATTAAAAAAAGATTTAAACACTTTAAAAATTAACTAATTTCAGAATAAAATCTTATTCTGAATACAGAAAGTAATATGGAAAATCAACCACAAAATAATGAAAAACCAGTTCGTGTTCCTGCAAAGGCAGAACACCAAGTTAAAATTATTGTAAAGAAAGATGCAAAGGAACTGGAAGAGCTTACCAATGAGTTCTTATCTACTATCTCTGATGAAAGACGATTAAATGGAGTAGTATTTGCAGTTAATCCTAAGACAGGTGAATTAATCCAGGTTATTAATTATTCAAACATTTCACCGATGACTCCTGAAGAATGGCAAGAAAAACAAGAGGTTCAAAAGAAATTTTCTAAAGGGTTTGCCCCAGGAAATTTAATGCCAAATAAAGCGGACAGTGAAGGACCGAAAGTTGAGCAATTATAAACCTATGGCTAAAGTTCAAGACCTATCAACATTAGGACAAAGTAAAGAAGGTAAGATTTTAGATTTACGCTTACCTTCTCCAGATGCAAGACCTTTAACCACAAAGGAATTTTCAGAATTTTCTGTTTATAACTTTGACCAAGTGGGAAAAGCATTGAGAGATATTTTTGAATATCTTAAAGGGCAGAACAATGTTAATGAAGTTCTTACACAGCGTTTAGACACAGTAGAAGCGGTGTTAGATGCTTGGATTAAAGAAGCTAAGAAATTAGATATTAAAAAAGATGAAAACACGAAAACTAACAAGTAAAGAATGGGAAGGAATTTGTGATGCAGTAGAAGAAGTATTCCCAAAAGGAAAATGCCAGGATAGAGGCAAGGCATTAGTATTAGTGCCAAAACTTTTATTAGTTCTTAACCTTTTACCAAAAGAGTATGTATAACACAGATAAACTTCAATCAGGAATAACTGATGAGTATTTGAATATGTTTAAAGAGTGGACAACTCGCCCAATTAAGTTGCTTGAAATTGGTTATTTGAATGGTGGGTTTCTTAATTGGGTAAGAGAGGTTTTTGCTGATTCTTTGGTGTATGGCATAGGCATTCACCCACCTATATCAATGCCTGATAAAAATATTCATCTTTTCCAAGTAGACCAAAATAATATAGAGGGTTTAATAGCTTTTGGAAAAGAGCACGGAAATTTTGATATTATTTGTGATGATGCTTCACATAAGGAAAAAGAAACCAGAAATAGTTTTAATTGTCTATGGCAGTTTGTTAACCCAGGTGGTTGGTATGTAATTGAGGATTGGAGTATTCATTATAAATATTTTGAATATGGTGAAATGGCAAAAGTTATTAGTAATATAATGATTCATAAAATGAAGTTTGGCGTTAATCAAATAAAAATTATAGATAGAGCAGGGTGTTCACTTGCTTTCTTTCAGAAAAATTTATGAAACTTTTAATTTACGGAGATTATTATAAACAACCATCAGGATTCGCCAGAGAATTCAGAGATTTAATTTTGCCTTTAAAAAAGAAAGGGTATGAAATTAGACAGGTAGGTTTGGGGTTTAATGGCTTTCCAGAAGATAAGGAGATAAAAGTTTATCCAGGCAAGTTTTATAAATTAGAGAGTCATTGGGCAAGAGAAATGCTTGAGTATGCTTTATCAGAGTTTAAACCAGATATTATTCTAACCTTGGGGGATTACTATATGTTGCCAAAAATAGCTTTTGCTATGGCGTACCCACGCAAAGGTAAATGGATTCATTGGGGAGTATTAGATGGCGGTCCGTTAGGTTTTGGTTGTAAAGAGCCTTTAAAATGGGTTGACTACAATTTATATCACAGTGTGTTCGCAGAAGATGAAATAAAAAAAGTATTGCCAGAGAGTAAAGGAGAAGTTTTCTTTCCTGCCACTGACCCAAAGATTTTCTATGAAATGGATAAAAAGCAGTTAAAGAAAGATTTTAATTGTGAAAAGAACTTTGTCATTACTACTCTTGCCAGAAATCAGACCAGAAAGAATTTACCGGCTTTAATTAAGGCAATGCCAAAAATAAAAGAAGCAATACCAGAAGCAATACTATTATTAGGGTTAACTCATTCAACCACTACCCCTGAGGGGGCTAAAGAAGGACACGAGATAGAATATATTATTGATTATTACAAGGTTAATGATTGTGTTGTAATGCCCAGAGAGAAAAACAAAGATGGCTCTTTATCAGAGAAAACTATTAGAGAGATTTACAACTTAGGGGATATTTTTTGCTTGCCAACTATGGGAGAAGGCTTTGGAATGATTTTTCACGAAAGTATGGCTTGCGGAGTGCCTGTGTTAGCGACTAACTGCTCGGCAGTACCTTATACCTTAAATGATTTAGGATATTTGATAGAACCGAAGGTTAGTTTCCATCACGCTGATGGTGTGAGCCAAGCTGTAGTAGATTCAGACGATATTGCAGATAAGATAGTTGATATTTATAGAAATCAAGATTTATTAAAAGAAAAAGCAAAGGAAGGTAAAAAATTTGTTAGTCAGCTTACTCCTGAAGACAGGGCTGATAAGTTAGACCTGATATTTAAAAAGGTCATAAAATATAATTATCATCCTTTGGTTAGCGAATAAAAATATGAAACCAGCTATTTCTATTATCATTCCAATATTTAATAAGCGAGAATTTACTCTGCAGATGTTATCTTATTTATTTGCTAATACCCATTATCATCCTTGTGAGCTTATTATTATAGACAATAATTCAACAGATAATTCTGAAACAGTCATAAAAGAATTTTTTAAGAAGTGCAAACCTTATAATATTGCAGGGGTGTATGTAAGAAATACTGAAAATAAAGGGTATTCAATGGCTAACAATCAGGGGGCGAGATTAGCAAGAGGAACTTATCTATGCTTTTTAAATAATGACACTTTACCATTAGAGAATTGGTTAATAGAGTTGCTCAAATGCCATAAACACAATAAAGCGGGGGTTACTGGGGCTAAACTAATTATTCCAGGGGCAGGCACTATTCAACACGCAGGGATTAAATTTGACCAGTTTAAATACCCTTTCCATAGGTATTTTGGGGTGGATAGAGATGTTAAAGCAGTCAATGAAGATAAAGAATATCCTGCAGTTACTGGTGCGTGTATGTTGGTCAATAAAAAAGAATTCTTAGATATGGGCGGATTTGATGAAAAGTATTGGTTAGGGTGGGAGGACATAGATTTATGTAATCGCTATCGTGAAAATGGCAAAACTATCTGGTATGCCTGTAAATCAGAGCTTTATCATTATGAGTCAATGAGTGAGGGTAGATATTCTAAAGAAACGGATAATTGGTATTACTATTCTAAAAAGTGGGTTTTTAAATAATAAATATATGGAACAAGCAATCACAAACCAAAAAAAGGAAAATCCAACCAACAAAGTTGAGAGACCTTCGTATTACCATCGCAATAAAGCAAAAACAAAAATTAAACAAAAGATTTATTACCAACAGCATCGTAAGAAATTAAACGACAGTGCCAAAAGCTATTATCTGGATAATAAAGAAGAGATTTTAGAAAAGAATAAAGTATCTGAGAGAAAGAGAGGTTACGACCAAAGCTATTATCAAAGGAACAAGGATAAAATCAGAGAACGGAAAAAATTTCTCTATAAACAAAAAGTTATAAGGGGCGTTATTTGATTATGCAATATACAAAAGGTAAAAAAATTAAAATGGCTACCAGAATTAAGAGTAAGAAAAAAGATGAAGTTTATGATGAATTTTTCAAAGACGAGGTTGGGGCAGTTATGCGAAAAGCGAAAAAGCCTGACTTAGTGCCGAGTTTAATTGATAGAAATGTATGAATATGTATGCTCGAGGACAAACTGAAGTTAAACTAAATGGGACAACTATTGGTTATGCCTCAGGAGTTAGCATTGACCACGATGCAAACAGGGGGATGAAAGTAGTAAATATAATGATAGAACGGAGTTTGCCAGCCCCCAAAGAAGAAAAAGTCATTAGCCCAAAAGAAAATTATGACCAATTTTTTAAAAAATTTGCAAAAGCATTTAATAAAGAATAATCTTATGCCAAGAAAAAAAGAAAAAACTATTCGTCAAAGAGTAGAGGAGTTTGTTCAGAATTATGATATTCCAGAAGAACTGCGAGGAAAGGCAACCGCAGGTATTATGGAGTTAATTGAACGAGCTAAAAGTTCAGAAATGTTCTGTCCGAAGTGTGATACCAGAATGAGTATAGATTTAGAGTCTGGTATCTTAAATTGTTTTAGCTGTGGCTATAAGCAAAGGATTGAATTACTTAGAAGCCCTCCTGTGCCACCAGTAAGGGGGCATACTCCCGTAGAACCAAATAAAACTCCACCTGACCCCAGACTATTAAAAACTATTGATAAGCTGGAAAAAAACGACACAATCTCAAGAAAACAATTAACTCCTACAGATAAAGGAGAATCAATTAGGAAGTTAGCTGATGGTCGGGGGGGAACAAAGGTTACAAAAGAAGATGACGATTTTATAAAGAATTCTGTGCCAGGAGCTAAGAATGCTGAAATTAACTGGGTTTAAAATCTTATGCAAATAGTATATCCACACACAAAAATAAGTCGAGAAGTTGCTATTTCTGACTTACAACGGGTTATTCAAGAGGCTCAGAAAATGCTTGATTTTTGTCTTAAACCAAAAGGCAATTTTTCACAGATATTTGCTTTGGCTCATCCTCAAATAGATGACCAAGACCCCTTAGCTTTTTTTGTAACTAACACTAAAAAGATAGTAGTTAATCCTGTAATAATTAACCACACTAACGCAACGGTTGATTCTGTTGAGGGTTGTGTTACTTTTCCAGAAGAAGCACCTATCACAGTTCAACGCCACCATAAATGTGTAGTTAAATACCAATTAATTCAAGAAGGCGACTTAACAGATTTTATAGAGGAGGATGTGAAGGGTCAAACTGCAAAAGTTTTTCAACACGAAATAGACCATCTTTTTGCAACTTATATTTATAAATTTTAATCTTATGAAGTATACTAATGCAACCTACGAAGAAATGATAAAGGATTTGCAAGTGGCTCACACTTGTAAGTTACCTTTCTCAGTAAATTCTCTTGGTGATGCTGAACAAATATTTTTAGCGTGTCCTGAAATAGCGGAAATACCTCATTTAGAAAAATATTTATCAATTAGTGGAGTTAAACCAAGTGATGTTATTTTGAAAAAAGATATTATCCGATTATTGCCAGAGAATGATTATGTTTTTTCTCACCCACTAAGAAGAAAAGAAACAGACACCAGAGTTCAAACTACTGATTGGGGTAAATTTTTCTATATGTATCCTGAAATACTCAAACATTATGGTATTGAAGGATTAAAGATAATTACTACTTTAGCAGATAGATATCAAATGGTTGCTTCGGGGGAATTGTTTGATATGCTTAGTGGGGCAAAAGTATTATTGGTTGGATATCACGCTCCAGCTATTTTTGAAAGAACGAAGCATAAAAAATTTGTCCAACATTATGAAAAAATGAATCTACATAAAATACAAGTAGTCGGGGCAGTTGGTTGTTCAGAGTTTTCTAATTTAGGTAGTGAAGCACATAAAATGTTGAAAGAAATTGAAGAATATGATTTTCAAGTAGCCTTGCTGGGAATGGGCATTGCTTCACATTATCTTGGACCACAAATAAAAAGAATGGGAAAAATATCTCTTGATGTTGGGCATATTCTAACTGCTTTTGCAGGTGAAGGTGAAAAACAACGAATGCACATAGAAAAATTTGATTTTGATGAATCATTATTATCTTAAATTTATGAATAAAAAAATAGGAATTTTTAGTATAACTCTTGACCGTTTGTATTATACTTACCATTGTCTAAAGGCTTTAAAAGATAAAGCAGGTATTTCGTATGAACATATAATTGTAGACAATGGGTCAACAGATGGAACTTACGAATGGTTAAAAGAAGAAGGCTTCCAAGTTATTAGGAATAATGAGAATAGGGGAATTACAGGGGCAACTAAACAGGCTTATGATTGGTTTAAATCAAGGCATATAGATATAGTTATAAAGGTAGACCCTGACTGTGAAATTTTAACTCCTGATACTATAAGTAAAATAGCCGAAGTATTTACCGATGATTTAAAAAAATTAATTGTTAGCCCCGTAGTTAAAGGCATAGATACTGTCCCAGAGATAGTAAAGACAAAAAAGGTTGCCTCTTTTGAATTTAATGAAACACAGCACATAGGTGGAATTTTTAGAGCTATGAAGTTTGAAGATTTCACTGAGTTAGTAAGTAAATGTAAGGTGTTAAATGATAAAACCTTAAATGAATACTTCAGACAAAATGGTTTTCAAGTAGGATATTTACCCACATTTGAAGTTAAACATTTTGAAACAACTAAAGGTCAAGAAAAAAGATACCCAAGATATTTCAGTAAAAAGTATATTTATTAGCTTATGAAACAACTACTTGAAAAAGACATTAATTCTAAAAAGTATTGGGACACTCTTTATACTAAAGAGATAAAAGAAAGTATTCCAAGAGTTAACCGCGATAGATTTGAGATAATGCTTGATTTATTACCACCTTTGGGGGAGGTATTAGAAATAGGTTGTGGTAAAGGAGAGTTTTATGAGGCTCTATCTTTAACAAGCAAACGCCTTGAGTACACAGGTATAGATATTAGTAGTGTTGCCGTTGAGTATAATAAAAAGAAGTATTCCTCAGTAAAATTTCAAACTACGCCAGAGATTTTACCAATGTTTGCTTTTCAAAGTAATTCTTTTGATGCGGTATTTACTATAGAGGTGTTAGAACATATTGAAAAATTACCTGCATTTATTAAAGAAGTAAAAAGAGTACTGAAGCCAGGGGGTAGATTTTTATCCATTTTGCCTAATGAAGAACACATCAAGTCTTCAGAACACTATTGGTCATTGAGTTTAGAGGATATAAATAAATTGTTTGCGGGTGGTGGTAATACTATTACTGAGTCAGAAAATTATATAATAATTGATTGGCAAAAAAAAGAATTAGTTTTTGACTTTGATGATTTTAGTGAGAAAAATAATCGTATGGATTTGCTAAATAAATTAAAAGAGGCAATTCCTGAATTGAAAGTAACTTTATTTACAATACCAAATGATTGCACAAAAGAATTTTGCCAAAGGATTAATCAGATAGATTGGATAGATTTAGCATTGCACGGAGATAAACACACTCATCTTGAATGTGCTGTTTGGACAAAAGAACAAACTAATGCAGTTTTAGATAAATACGAACAATGGGGAGTATTCAAGAAAATATTTAAACCACCTTTTTGGGAAGGAACAGAAGAGATGAATCAAGTCTTAGCAGAGAGAGGTTATGTATTGGCTCAAAATAAGAAAATTTCAAATTACACGGGTAAGCTGTATATAGTAAATAGTAATTCAGTTCACGGGCATATTCATAATGCTTGTGATAATGGCTTAGAAGAAAAATTTGATTATTACAAATCATTAAAAGGACATAATTATAAATTTATAAACGAACTCTATGCATAAAGATTTACCAGACATAATTATCCCCCATCACAATCGTTGGGATTTGATTGGAGGATGCTTACAAAACATACCTATGGACTATAAAGTATTTATTGTTCGTGGGTTTTATTTTGCTCAAGCGTGTAATCGTGGGGCAAGTCTATCAAAAGCGGATAGGTTACTTTTTCTTAATGATGATGTGGTCTTAACTAAACAGGCATTTAAAGAATTACAAGAACACGACGAAGATATTGTTGGGTTACCTTTAAGAATACCAAGTATGGATAAGATAGTTTATGGAATGAATATGTATTGGGGGAAATATGGCAATGTAGATAACTTAATTGATTCTGTAAAAACCCAGTTAAGTTTTGATGGATTCAATACTTGCCAAATCCCAGCTACAGGTGCGGCGTTTATGATAAAAAGAAGAGTGTTTGAAAAATTAGGCGGTTTAAATGAAGATTATGTAAATGGTGGGGAAGACAACGAATTGTTTTTGACTGCTTTGGAACAAGGCTATTCTTTTGGGCATCTTGAAACTATTTGCGACCATTTTCATTCTTCCAGCCAAGGTAGATATGATAATGATATTGCTAATCACAGACTCTTAACGAAACATTTTCCAAAAAAGAGATTACTAAATATTGTTAAAAAGAAGATTTCAACAGACGAGTTAATTTCGGTTATTATACCAACCAGAATATTAGACAAAGAACCACACTCTATTGAATCTCTAAAAAAGCAAACACACAAGAATATTGAAATTATTATAGTTAGAGATAAAGACCAGCGAGGGGCTTCGTGGGCAAGAAATGAGGGCAGAAAAAGGGCAAAAGGTAACTTCTTATTTTTCTGTGATGATGATATAGAATTGAAACCTCTTATGTTGGAAGTATTATTAACTAAATTATTTTATTCTAACGCTTCTTTTTCTTATTGTAATTATCAAAGAAAAGGTAGTCTAACGGGGCAAGTTCGTGGGGTTTCTTGGGACATTGATAAATTAAAGAGAACAAATTATATTTCCACTATGAGCTTAATTAAAGCAGAAGACTTTCCTGAAGAGGGCTTTGATGAAAGTTTAGAGAGATTTCAGGACTGGGACTTGTGGTTGGCAATGGCAGAAAAAGGAAAATATGGAGTTCATATTGACGAAACATTATTTACTGCTCTTTATAATTCAGGAGATATTAGTTGTCAAAATCCTAAATCAATAGAAATAGCAACTAATTATATTACACATAAACACAATAATTTAATAATTAACCAAAAGGAAAATCCTATGATTAATACAAATCTCGATGGAATACAAAGAGCGGTTCCTTCCAGGGAAGGGACGGAAGAAAGCACAAATATTCCAACATCAAACGACACAATCCCAAAGAAAATTGAATTGGGGAGTAAAACTCCAGTGCATCTAAATGGAGATTGGACTCATTTAGATACACAAAACTTTCCACATACTGAAATAGTTGCAAAGGCTTTTTCAGAACTACCTTTAGAAGATGGCTCTGTAGATGAAATTTATGCTAAAAGAGTTCTTCAAAGAATTGGCAAACCAATGCTTCTTCCTGCATTGAAAGAGTGCTTTAGAGTTTTAAAGCCTGTTAGTGAGATGACTATTATTTGTGTAGATGTTAAGAAGGCAATGGGTAAATTCTTGCAAACTTTTGATGAAAGATACTTAGAAGCTATTTTTGGCACACAAAAAGATTTAACCGAAATATACTTATCAGGTTATACTCCTGAGATTATGATTAAATTTTTACAAGATGCAGGATTTATTGGGGTTAAGCAAGTAACTCCCCCTTCTGATGATTATGACCGACAATTAGAATTTGTAATTAAAGCGGAAACGCCTAAGGCTAAATAATTTATGAATTATACTTGGAAATGTCAAAAATGTTTCAGGTATCTGTCAAATATAGACCTTGGCTCTTCTCCGCTTGCTACAGTAACTCAAAGAACAATTTGTTCCAGATGCAAGTCAGAAAATAAGATAACTCTAACAACAAAAAATGTAGTTGTAAGTTGTGGGTTTAGTCAAAAGCACCAAAGTAATTTAACAGATACACCTCAAAATGAAGCACCAGATACTAAAGACATACCTGTGGATAAACCAGGAGAGTGTTTAGAGTTGGACACAACTACAATGAAGAAATCAATATCAAAAAAGACAGCTAAAAGGTTGGAAGATTAGCCGTTTATTTACCCTTTTTAATCGATTTCTTGACTTTTTTGTTATTATAGTGTACCTTTAATTTAGGTTAAGGAAAATCTATGCATAGGCTTATTTAGTGCAATTATAATTTTTAGCACATAACCACGCCTTCGAACTCTGAGTTTGGCGTGGTTTTTTTCTTTTAATCTTTTTAAGGGTTGGGATTTTGTCGTTTGGGATTGAGGGCATTTTAAGCCCCAATCCTCAAAAAGATTAATCTACATTTACTATTAATAGAAAACTTGTTCTTATCTATCTCTTTGTCAAAAGCAAAAAATAGGCAAAAGAACATTCAAAAAATAAATCTATGTTAAAAACAGCACAAAAACAATCCGAAGCTACCCGTTTTTCCTTTTCTATGCCAATTATGAAATGTTATGAAGAAGTTCACTTAGATGAAGATGGCAAAGAGAAAAAAGAAAAATTTATTGAGGGAGTTGCTTCTTCCACGGACATTGATTTGCACGGAGACAAAATGGCTCCCAGTGCAATAAAATCAATGGCTAACAGCATTAAAAAGCACATTATTGGTTTGAATGCTGAACACGATAAGTCTTGGCAATCAGAATTAGGTGATGTTACTAAGTTATCGGTGGATACAAAAAATCATTTGGTAATGAAGGCTAAATTAGATATTACCTCTAAAGCCAAAGATTTGTGGTATGCATTGACTGAAAAGAAAAAAGAACTTGGTTTGTCAATTGGTGGGTTTGTAAAAGATTACAAACTTGAATGGGATAAAAAGAAAGAAGTATTTTCCAGAGTTTATAAAGATATTGAATTAGACCACATCGCAGTTACTTCTACTCCTGCAAATCCAAAGACTTGGGTGGGTGCTATTGCTAAATCTATGGATAAAGCAGAAAGATTAGAAGCAGTCAGCACTTTTTCTGATATGACAAGAGAAGAATTAATTAAGTTTATCAACCTAAGTATGAAAACCTTAGGAGATGAAAATATAGTAAAATTATTAACTAACTTTAGTCTGAAAGTTAATGATTCAACGCTTATGAATAAGAAAAAACAATCTTCGCTTGAATCTGAAGATGCTAAGAAAAAAGTTTCTACTGAAGCTGAAAATGACGAAGCTAAAAAAGATGCTTCTGAATTGGAAGATGAAAAAGGAACTAAAGAGGCAGAATCAGAAAACCAAGAGAACGAAGACAAAAAAGCAGTTGATGACTCTGATGAGAAAACTGATGAAGAAGAATCTTCTGAAGAAGAAGACTCTGATTCAGAGGATGACTCTAAAGATGAATCAGCCGAAGACAACTCCAAAGCTTCAGATGAAGAATCTGATTCTGAAGAATCTGAGGAAGATTCCGAAGAAGAGGACTCAGAAGATGAGGAAGAAGATGACTCTGAGGAAGATGAGGAAGACGAGGAAGACGAGGAAAAATCTCTTACCCGTAAGGAAGTTGGTAATATGATTCAAGAAGGCTTTGAAAAAGGTTTGAAGGGTTTCTTTGGAAAACTTTTAGGTAAAGATGGAAGTCAACCTAAAAAGACTGAAGAAAATAAAGATGAAAAAGTTGAAGGAGAGGAAGATAAGGACACGGAGAAATCCGCGGCTGACCTTTTGAAATCAGTAATTACTAATCAGGAGAAGATGGCAAAGATGTTGAAAAAGAATCGAGTAGTTAATCGTAAAACTACTAAGGGCATAGCAGTGGACAAAGACGAATCTGAAGGTGATGATAATACTGATGTATATAAATCACTTGACGAGGAATTGGATGCGATTCGCAAAGCCAATGAGAATGACCCTGAAAGAGCTTTTTCAGAATGTGGTAGGATTCGCTTAAAATGGGCGAGTAAAGAGAAATAACCTCTTACTATCTTTTATAAATTAATTCTTAGAACTTATTGCGTATGTATAAATCAGTTTCTGAAGGATTGTTGGAAGCAGTCAAGGTTTTAGAGAAATCATCTAATATTAAAGATGGTTTAGCTCAAGCCGCTAAAATTTTAGAAAAGACTGTTCAATCAACAACTACTTCAACATACGCCCAGCGGGAACACTTGGACACTCGTTTAGCTGACATTACCGACAGAAAGACTCCTTTCTTAGATAAAGTTGCCAAACGAAAAGCCAATGGAATTACACACGAATGGGATATGATTACTGCTCTTGGTAGTAATGATACCGCCACTGCAGAGTGTGGAACACCGCCAGAAAACGAAGCAACCATAGTTCGTTATTCTGCCCAGATTAAAACTTTTGCTTCTAAAGTAGAAGTGTGCGATAAAGCACAATGGGGGGCAAGCGATTACTTCGACCTAATGGATATGCATCTTATGCACGGTATGCGTAAGATTATCCAGGATGTTGAGAAGAAATCGTTCTATGGTGATGCCACAGGTTCACCAAATGAATTTGATGGTATTTACAATATAGTTTCTGACTACGCTTCAGGTAATATTGTAGACGCTACTCAACACAAAGTTTCAACTACTTACATCGATTCTGCTATTCAAACAGTAATTGATAATGGTGGGTTGCCAGATACTTTATTTATCTCTGCCAGAGATATTAGAGATTTAGCAACAACTTGGTCTTCAGTAGTTACCTACAACGACCCAGGAGCAGGAATGACTTTTGGATACAATATTGCTCGTTATATGAGTTTTGCAGGTCCGTTGAATGTAATAATGGATACTTTCATTAATACAACCAACTCTGTTAATACTCCTTATGATGATGCATTCATCTTAACAATGGGTGAGATAGCTATGGCTGAAGCTGAACCAATGTATAAACTTCCAGTTTATCGTGGTTTAACCTTAGCAGAAACGCAGACTGTTGTTTGGAATTGTGTTCTTGAGTTGCGTATTCCGCAATGGCAAGCCATTATTTCCAATATTGGTCAAGTTTAATTCTTTTGGGGCGGGCGGATTTCTGTCCGCCTCATTAAATGATTAATTAATAAATAGAAAACTTATGTTTAATAAAGAGAAAACAAATCAAGAGGATAAAGAAATTAAAGATGAAAGTAAGGAAACTAATGTAAATTATATTAGACCTGATTTAGCCTCTTCTGATAAGGAGTTAAATGAGGAAGAAGAACGACAAGAGGTAGTTTCTACTAATCATAAAGCAGTAGTAGTTTCAAAAACCTTATATAATGTTAAGGTCATTGTCGTTTTTAAGAAAATAGTTCCCCCAACGGGTCCAGTAAGAGACCAATTCAATATTTATCAATTTGATAATGATGGTAGATGTGTAATGCTTGAAAGAGATGCTATTTTATTCTGGAAGGAACGCAGAGCTACTCCAGGAATGGAAGAGGATGTAGAAGTATTTGATAATGAATTTGAAGATGGAGAATTAGTTGGCGGACAGTATGATTTTGATGAAGTAAAGAAATTGTTTAAAATTGAATCCGAGGACTTGGCAACCAGTCAACAACGAACTCCTACTCCTTAAAAATTAATACTTAAACTAAGGGTAATACCTTACATTAATTTTATGAACATTACTATACAAAAACACAGGGTTCATCCTATATGGAAACTTTATGATGAATCAAGAAAATATTTAGGTCAAATCTTAGGTGAAACTAAAGAAGGTATGCCTGCTTTAGCTATAACTATGGCAGATATTTTATCTGGCAAAGAATTGCCTGAATTTAAAAAAGAAGTTCTTTCAGATGGCAGTATAAATATTTATAATGCTGAAAATAAAAGAGTCGGGGCTTTTGAAAAAGAATTTAAGCTAATAGCAAACGCACTTCGTTGGCAAGGGCAAAGCTAAATAAATCTTATGGAACAATTTACCAATAATAGAATAACTCAGATAAGTTATGATACCTCTACTGCTGGTACTCTTTCAGAGATGTCAAAAAGATTAATTTTGGTAGCTTCAACTGCGTGCTATATTAATTTTAACCAGGATTCGGTATCTGCGACTACTGGTTTTTATTTGCCAGCCGATGTACCAATTACTGTGGATTTAAGTAAAGTAGTCAAGATTGCCGTAATTAAAAGTGCTTCTGCAGGTAAATTAACTATTCTTGAATTATTCTAATAAAAAATTAAATAGGAAAGAGTTATGAGAATTTTAATGACCAATTTAAGATTGACTTGGTATTCTGGTTCAGATACTTACCTTTATACTTTGGCTAAAGAATTAATTAGTCGCGGACACCGAGTCTCAATTTATTCGCCGTCTATCAGTTTAATTCTACAAGGCAGACGGTTTGAAGAGGCGGGAATTACAATTCTTCCAAAGTTGGAAAATACCTTTTATCAAGCTACAGAAGAATATGGTTTTGATGTAATCCACGGACAACATTCACGACCACTTTCGGAAGCACATAGAGTATTTCCAAAATTGCCTGTCATTTTTGTTAGTCACGGAGTATTACCTGAACCTGAAAAGTATCCTAAAGATGTGGACATTGCCAGATATATTGGAGTTTCAGAAGAAGTAGTAAATTTTCAATATAAAAATATTCCTGAAAAGTTAAAAGAAATTATACGCAATCCAATAGATACAGAAAGATTCTTTTACTCTCCTAAAAAAGCAGGCAAAAAAATTAAAATATTAATCGCCAGTAATTACTTTCATAATGAATGGGACGCTGAAGAAGTTTGGAAGGCTGTAAAAATACTAAATGCTGAAATGGATGTAATAGGAACTAATGGAAAGATAATGTTCAATACAGAAAAGATAATTAAAAATTGTGACCTTATAATTGGCTTGGGTAGAAGTTTACTGGAAGGAATGGCAATGGGTAAGCCAGCGATAGTAGGAGATTATAATGGGTATGACGGAGTAATTACTCCTAAGTCTTACCAAGAGATTAAGAAGCGTAACTTCTCAAGCAGAACAAACAAAGAGAAATGGGACGGAAATAAATTGGCAAAGGAAATTCAAAATATATTTTCAGGAGACTATACAAAGATGGGGAAGAACAATAGAGATATTATTTTAAAAAATCATAATATTAAGAAAATTGCAGATAGATTTGAAGCTATCTACAATGAGATAAAGGTATGAGGAAATATAAAATAGCGGGAATGACCCGAATAAGAAATGAATCTTTGATAATCAAAGAACATTTAGATGCTATGGCAGAATACTGTACTGGCGGAATCTATGTCTTTGATGATGCTTCACAAGATAATACAGTGGCAATTTGTAAAAAGCATCCTGCAGTAAAATCAGTAATTGGAGTTAAGGAGTGGGATACTAAAACAGAGTTAGCCATAGTGGAGAAACATCAAAGGCAAAAATTACTGGAAGAAGCTCAAAAAGATAATCCAGACTGGCTTGTCTATTTAGATGCTGATGAAAGATTATTTTTTAACTTTGAAAATTTAAGTGATGATGTAGATGTGGTTTATTCAAGATTGTTCGATTTTTATATAACCGAAGAAGATAAAGATAGAGAGTATAATGGCAATTTAGTTTCAATGAGAAGGTGGTGTGGTCCTGAGTTTAGAGAGATAGTTTCTGTTTTTAAGAATCTACCCACTCTAAGATTTACTCGCAAAGATTCTCGGAGTCCTGAAATTTCTCTTTATAGCCAAAGGCTACCCGCAGGACTAATCAGACACTACGGCAAAGCAATTTCAGTTGATAACTGGGAAAAGAGATGTAAGTTTTATCAGAAAAGAGCACCTGAGTATGCCACTATTTGGAAAAAAAGACAGAACAAAGCAGTTCATAAAGAATCAGATTTTTTAAGACCATTATATACTTGGAGTAAAGTGCAAAAACACGCAGTTATTCTTTCAGCACAAGATTATACTCAAGAGGAATTGCAAAAGATGATAAATTACTAATTAACAAATAGGAAAAAGTTATGAGAAATTCTAAACCAAACATTTTATTTGTGCCAAAGGA